GTGTCAGAATTTTCTTTTGCAGAACCAATATATACTATTCTTTTAGGAGCAAATAATCCATAATCGAAGTACCGATCTATATCTTCTCTAGAAAATCTAGGCATTTTATTTTTCTCTAAAGATTTTCATATTTAAACAATTTCATTTTTTCTGATATATTACAATAATGGCATTTAATATTATCTTTGTTTGTTTGACAAAATGGACAAAGCGATTTAATTGGATTTAAATAAATATATAAGGTTAATATTCTATAAACGCAATTTTTACATATATGTATATCTTTTAATATATTGATTTTGTCGTTTGTTTCGTCACCACAAGTAGAACAATTTAACACTTTACTTTTCCCACAACTTCTAATAATTTGTCTATAACGAGATTATAATGATTATTATAAAGTTCTAAATAATCTTCTGTTTTCCAGTCAAAGTCAAGAATAGCGGGTTCACTTAAAATCAATATATCATATTCTGGTAATAGTTTAAGTAACTGTTTTTGAATTTGGGTTTGTATTTTAATTGTTTGATAATCGAAAATAATAATTTTACCCTCTAATTTTATTCTTTTGTCTAATCCGCCTTTTAGTTCAGAAGCTTTTTGTCGAGAATTTCGCGCATTGATTTTTAGAAGTTGTTTCCATTGTATAAGTAATTTTTCGATTAATTCAAACATATTTTTATCCATTTATAATTCCCTTTATTTTATCTAGATAAAACTGACTAACATCTATCCCAATACAATTTCTATTTAATTTTTTACAAACAATAGCTGTTGTGCCACTTCCAATAAAAGGGTCTAAAATCACCTCTTCGGGTTTGCTATGCCCCAACACAATCCTTTCTATCAGAGCTTCGGGGTGTTGCGTACAATGCCACGACCTTCTTTCCTTGAATGTTCCACAAATTCTAGAAAAATCCCAAACGTTATCGGGCAACTTACCTAGTGGGTTTGCTCTTTTGTCTTTATATTTAATTATACGATCTGATGGCACTCTTATTTTGTCATCATAAATAATATCTTTGTTTAACCAGTATATAGGACGTAAACTTGGCGCATATCGTCTTTTATTAGCTTGACCAAAGGTGTATCTCCAATAAATTCTTTGTATCAACGGTATTTTGTTTTCGTAAATAATATTTTCTATTTGTCGAGTCCATTTGTTTGAAAAACTAATAAAAACTGGTCCATTGGTTATGGAACAGGCAATATTTAACCATTGATTTAATAAATTTTCATATTCATTGTCCGGTAGATTGTCTTCGTAACCATTATATTTTCTTCCTTCGTTATCAGGAGGGTCCATTATACATAAAGATATTTTATTTAAACCAAATAATTGATTTTCTAAAACTATTTTTTCAAATTGTCCATTAATTAATTTTATAATATAATTTTCCTTTTTTTTGATGGAGGAAGTTTTGGAGGAGAATCTCCGTCTTTATTACTTTTCATTCTTTTATCAAAATAATCAAAAATATAAGAAGTTTTATTGCACGCTGTTCCATCTGGATCGGTTGATGTTCTTCTCGAACTCGGCCACTGTTTATAATCCTCGAATTCTGAAGGTAATATTTCATTTATTAAAAGATGTTCAAAGTTTTTCTTTGCTTTTTCAGCTATGGTTTGATTTTTATAGTTTCCGATAATTTGTGATCTTTCAATATAATGGCCATTGTTTCCGGTTATAGTTTTTGCTAATAAAGAATATGGTTGAATGTAGGGTAAAGTGTTTTTCAATATTTTGAGTTCAAAACACGGATTCATACATGTTTCCATAATTTGTCGCTAGCTATTAACGAAATTATACTTTGTGAAACACTATATATTTTTGCAATTTTTATTTGCGTTAATTTATTTTCTTTTAATAATCTTTTAATTTCAATAACTTGATATTCTAGTAATTTTGAATTTATATTTTTAGAACCCATGGCTCCAGACCCAATTTTTCCGTGTAAAATTTTATCCTTTTGATTGTCTTCTAGAGTTCCATATCTTAAATTTTCAATAAAATTATTCTCTGTATTCCCATCGTTGTGACACACTTCCATTTTATTTGGACATGAACCAACGAATGCTTCTAAAGACAATCTATAAACTTTAAAATATTTCTTTTTATTATTTTTGCATAAAGTAACAAATAAATGTCCACCATTACCTTTTTGTGATTTTAAAATTCGTTCCTTTTTACATCCGAATCCAATCAATCTTTTAATTCTGCTATAATTGGAAACTTCATAAATATTTTCATAATTTATAACTGGTTTCCAAATTTCCTCTGTTATGTGTGCCACAATACAGTGTGGCTTAACATCAAGAAGCATACGTTTAATTGCTTTATGCTCAAATATATCCATATATTATTATACGCAATCCTTGAATTTTTATGAAACAAAATTATAAAAATAAACTATTATATTATAGGACTATCTTGGTGTATAACTTTATATGACCAAATTGAAATGCAATCTAATTGTAAAGGAAACGCAATCGGCAAGCGCCAAGGTACTAGACGATCTAAAACAAGAGGAAGACAAAAATTTTAATATTGAAGAGGTGTTTGAGAATAAGGCGCTGAAAAAGGATGAAGACAAAGATATCACAGGAATTATTAACAAAAGCCCAACCGATAATAAATAAAATAGCAAAATCAAGAAAACAAAAACATAAATTTGCGTATTTTGATCCCTCGGATATATATCAGGAAATATGGGTCTTATGTCTAGACGCGCTTTCTAGATACAAACCAGAATGTGGAGAAATAGAACATTATCTCAATTCTCATGTCACAAATAGACTTAAAAATCTTAAACGCGATAAATATTTTAGACCAGATGTAAATAATCAGCCCCTTACACAAAAACGTATTAATCTTGTAAACGCTGTCTCAATAGATAATGTTCGTGTTTCAGATAAAACTAAATTCTTAGCTTCGGCATCTCCAGAGGCAGATCCTTTTCTTAGTCTTGAATCGAAAGATCTAGAAGAATTTATTGTCAAAAATTTACCAGAACATTTATTGGAATCATTTAAAAATTTATTAAGTGGCAAAAAAATAAAAAAGAATATATTAGAAGAAATTAGAAACTATGTGTCTTTAATTTTAGGGGAAGTTGATTAGTGTCAGAAGTTTTTCAAAAGTTATCTAACAATATACCCGCCACAGAATTGCTTACTAAACTTTGTAAAGAGGGGATGCCAGACAAACAAATACAGGATGAATTGCTTCATAAATTTAATTACAAATGGAATTTAGAAACGATTCGAAGAACCAGAAGAAAGTTGGGAATTAATAAAAAAACTGAAAATAAGCAACTTGTTCAGGAATCCATAAAAGAAAATACTTCATTTTTTGTCCCACCAGGATTAAATAATACTGAAAAAGCCGAATGGTTTAGGAAACAATTTTTCAAAAGTCATTTATATATCGTTTTAAAAAGTCAATTTACTCAAGAGGAAATAGACGTATATATCCAGGAATATGGTGATTTATCCGTGCAATTCGAAGACATAGTAACTTCGGAACAGTTCCAGGTGGATGATTTTCTTAAACATCGTATACTTATTAATAGACAATTAATTCTAATGAAATCTTTCCAAGAAGAAATAACGGAACTGACAGGATGGACTGCTAATAATCCAATTAAAGAAGATGAGGATAAAGATACTAAACAACTTCGTATCCAACAATATAGATTGCTTGACCAAAAAAGATCTGATTTTTCAAAAGTAAGTGAGAGATATGATAAATTGGTTGCAGGAAGAGATAAGATTTATCAAAATTTGGCCGCTACTCGTAAAGATAGAATTGACGAGTTAAGAGGTGGAAAAGAATCGTTTTTTAATCTTGTGGCGATATTACAATCTTCTGAGGCGGAAAGAGATAAGCAGGGTAAGTATGCCGCTCTTACAAAAATTGCATCACAAGATATTAAAGAACATTGGAGAGAACCACAAGAATTTCCGGATGGAACTATGGAACCTCTTATTCTTGATAGTGAAACTTTTATAGAAGGGGAAGAATAAAATGGGTAGGCTTGTTCTTCCTTCGTATACTGTAATTCGTGACACGAGAGAAAAAGAGGGTCATGGATGGGAATTCAAAAAACACAAGGAAGAAAAAAGACCACCAAGATGTAATGGAATGATAGAACAAACATTGGAAACTGGTGATTATACTCTTGTTGGTTATGAAGATTTACTTATTATAGAAAGAAAAGCAGATTATTGTGAATTATGGGTTAATTATGGCAAAAGACAATTATTTGAAGAAGAAATGGAACGAATGAAAAATATCAAATATAAATATATTTTAATAGAATCTCATTTGACCAAAGATCATTTTAGTCTTTCGCCCCCGCAGTTTCAAAGAAATGTGCCGGGGAAAGCCCTTATTAATTGGCTTGTTTCCTTGTCTGCCGAATATGGTGTTCATATCGTTCCCGTAGGAGAGTGTGGAAAACCATATGCTCAATATATTTTTGAATCAATAATAAGAATGGAAAAAGATAGATGGGTAATACTATAATAGAAAAAGAATTTTCTAAAGAAATACAGGATATATTAACTGGCGATCAACACGCATATCTATTTCCCTATCGTACACAAACTCCTGTTATAGAAAAACATATATTCACCGATCTAAAAACATCTAACAAACGTTTGGATGAATATGTTGTAAGTCAAATGCTTGATATAGATAATATTGCATGGACATGTAAATATATTCTTAATATTGAATTGTTTCCATATCAAATAGCTATTTTACAAATTTTATGGAAAACGCCCTTTCCGCTTCTTGTAGCAGCAAGAGGGGGAGCTAAAACCTATTGTCTTGCTGTATATGCTGTTTTAAGAGCCCTTCTTGATCAGGGATCAAAAATTGTTATAGTTGGTTCTGGTTTACGCCAAGCAAGAATAGTATTTAGTTATATTGAAACAATATGGAGTAATGCTCCTGTATTAAGAAGCATTGTTGGTGGAGGAAAAACCGCTGGTCCTCGACAAAATGTTGACTTGTGTTATTTTCGTGTCGGACAATCTATTATAACCGCACTCCCCCTCGGCACCGGAGAAAAAATTAGAGGATTTCGTGCATCAGTGATTATAGCCGACGAATTTCATTCGATCCCAGAAGATATTTTTAATACCGTTGTTCAGGGATTTGCTTCGACAACCAAAACTCCCGTAGATAATGCAAAACATTTAGCAATAGAAAAAAGATTAAAAGCATTAAATATAAATGACGACATTAGAAATCAAATTCTTGAACCACAAAAAGGTGGCAATCAAATAATTTGTGGAGGAACTGCCTTTTATCAATTCAATCATTTTGCCACAAAATTTGATATGTGGAAAAAAATTATAGAAAGTAAGGGGGATGTTAATAAAATATCAGAAATATTTGGGGGATTTAATAATATTCCTAAAAACTTTAATTATAAAGATTATGCAATAATTAGAATACCCAGTTCTTTCTTACCGGAAGGTCTTCTAGATAAACGAATGCTTGCAAATGCAAAAGTTACCTTACCCAGAAATATTTATTTGATGGAATATGAGGCAATATTTGTTAAAGATAGCGACGGTTATTTTTGTAGAAGTTTGATTGAATCATGTACTACAACCCCAAATAAATTTATAATGACATCGGATGGTGAAATTACATTTACACCAATGATGAGAGGAATAAGGGAAAGAAAATATATTTTTGGAATAGATCCTGGAGCAGAAAGTGATAGATTTGGAATTACTATTTTAGAAGTATGGCCAAATCATTATAGGGTTGTTTATTGTTGGGCTATAAATAAGCCGGAATTTAATAAAAAGAAAAAGGGCGGTCTAATAGATGAAAAACAAGATTATTATGAATATTGTTGTTCAAAAATTAGAGATTTAATTAAATTATTTGAACCAGTTAGGATTGAAATGGATAGTCAGGGATGTGGATATCCTATTTCTGAAATGTTAAGATCTAAAAAGGGGCTTGACAAAGAAAAGGGGGAGGTTCCTGTTTATGAAATAATTGATCCCACCCATTTAAAACCAACAGATGGTGAAAGTGATGGCCCACATATTTTACACTTGATTCAACCGACGAGTGAATTTAATGCTTATGCAAATGCTGCTTTGCATAAAAGTTTTGAGACAAAAAGACTTTTATTTCCAGCTTTTGATACTGTTGCGATGCAGGCTGCTTTAATAGCAGAAAAAGCGCTAGATATCACCAATGACACCTATGAAGAATGTATTTATAATATAGAAGAATTAAAAAATGAAATTTGTACTATACAAAGAACAGAAACAACAACCGGAAAAGAACGATTTGATACTCCTTCGGTTGTAACTTCGGCTGTTATGGAGGGAAGACAAAAAAAGGGCAGATTACGAAAAGATAGATATACTAGTCTTTTGATAGCTCATAGATTTGCCTATTCACTTGATGTTACTCCGACAGTACCAATAAATTATAATGATGTAGCCGGGAATTTTGAATTAGTACATAAATTAAATCCAAATGATGGAATGTATCGTGGCCCAGGATGTGGTACAATGGAAAATACGAACAAAAAGAATTATTCTGATGCACTTGGTGGAATCAAAAAAGGAAGTAAAATTTAATTGTGTATTAAGATGATAGGATTGTAATTGTATTGTGATTGGATTAAAAATAATGGATGAAGAAATAAAAAAACCCGAAAACCTATATACGACCGATGGAAAATTAGAAAATTATACTCTTCCTGAACAATGTTCGTTTAGTCATGGCGGAAGGGCTATGAGTAGTAGTTCGGATATTAAATTGAAGGCCGGACATAATCGTTTTGATACAGCCTTTTATAGACCAGAGGATAGAATACCGACTACCCATCAAGAAATAGTACAATTGTGTCAGGCTATTTATAAAAAGAATGGTTTAATCAGAAATATTATAGATTTAATGGCAGATTTTGCTTCTGAAGGATTGGACTTAAGACATCCAGTAAAAAGTCAAGAGAGATTTTATAAAGAATGGGCAAAAAGAGTTAAACTTGAGTCTCGTGCCAATGATTTTATGAAATATTTAATGCGAGACGCAAGTGTTGTTATTCGAAGAAAAACTGCTGTTATTAAAAAATCGCTCGTTAAAGATATGAGCAAGGCAGATTACTATAACACTGAACCCGTTGATGAAAGAAAATTTAATGAACAACCAGAAATAGTAAGTTTAGATAATACAAAAGTGAATAAAAGAGAAATTCCATGGAACTATATCTTTTTATCTCCGTCTATGATTGAAAAAATAGGTGGTGCTATAGGAAAATATTTTGGCAATCAATCTTTAGCTATGAGAATTTCTACAGAATTATCTCAGTCAATTAGCAATCCCAGAACCAAAGCAGAAAAAGCCTTCGTTAAAATGCTTCCAATAGAAATTGTACAAGCTGTTAGAAAAGGAAGTAAACTCATAGCTCTTGATCCTGATAAAATTTATATTGATTATTATAAAAAGGATGATTGGGAAGATTGGGGAACTCCATTTTTGATGGGAATTATAGAAGAAGTTTTATTAAAAGATAAAATGAAACAAGCAGATATGGCAGCATTAGACGGTGTTGTTAATGCTGTTAGATTATGGAAACTTGGTAATTCGGATAAACAAATATTTCCTACAGCTACAGCGGTAAATAAATTAATAAATATTCTTCAACATAATGTTGGGGGAGGAGTATTAGATCTTGTTTGGGATGATATGATTGATTTTAAAATAGATTATCCTCCTATAGATAAAATTCTTGGATCAGCAAAATATGAATCTGTTAACAAAGATATAATGCGAGGTTTGGGTATTCCTGATGCTTTACAAGGCGGAAGTGAGTCAAGTGGCGGGAATGCACAAACTATTTTTGTTCAATTAAAAACACTGGTTCAAAGATTAGAATATGTAAGAATGAAATGTATTTTATGGATACAGAATGAATTACAATTAGTAGCTGATGCCATGGGGTTTAATAAAATTCCTAATGTTACCTTTCAAACTATGTCGCTGAGAGACGAGACGGCAGAGAAACAATTAATTATTCAATTGCTTGATAGAAATATAGTTTCTGCTGAAACGGTTCATAAAGCTTTTGGGAAAGATTTTGAAATAGAATTAGAAAATATGAAATATGAAAATGATATTAGAAATAAAAATCCAGAATTATTAGAGAAAGCTAACCCATATTATAGACCGTTATCAATAATGAAATTCCAAAAAGATACGCAAATAGAACTTGAAGAACTAAAGGATGGATTAATTAATTCTGTTCCTACGGGGGATAATTTGGGTGGGGATCAACCCAGAAAAGATGGAATAACTGCTCCTGGTAGACCTCCAAATGTCAAAGATACAAAAATAAGAAAACCAAGAACGCCAAAAGTTTTAGCTGCATTAAAAGCAAAAGCAGAAGAAATTATAGTGGAAATAGATTCTATAATAGATCCCGTTTTCTTATTAAAAAATAATATTAGGAACATAAGATCTTTATCTAAAAAACAAAAAGAAACTTTACAAAATATCAAGTTTTTAATATTATCAAATATTAATATTGACGATAATGTAACAATAAAATTAATAGAAAATATAATTTCTAATCCTTCTAATGATAAAATCAATGATTTCTATAAAACTTTGAACGAACTTTCTTTAGAATACAAGTTACAAAACAATAAAGAATTGTCTGTTGGTGTTCTTAAATCTTTGATGGCCTCTTGTTGGGCTATTTTAATGGAAAATCAAAAGGAATAAAATAGTGTATTATATATTAAGTGTAATTATTGGTATTGTTTTAGTAACCATTGTTTTCTTTTTGTACATACTGAAAATATGGAATAATTTTTGGAATAGTAAATAAAGGGGAAAATGATTATGTCAGAAGAAAAATTTTATGATGCAGTAAAAGATGCTGCTGATAAACATGCAGAAGCAATTTTTGGTGATCGTACATGGCCAGATGCCGCTTTTATGGTTGAAAAGGGTGCTCAGAAAGATGCAGATGGTAAAACACTTCAAAAATATCGTCATCTTGTTCACCATAACAAAAATGCTACAGATCCGAATCAAAATTCTACAGTTGATTTACCACATCTTCGAAACGCATTGGCAAGGGCAAATCAAGTTAAACCAGTAGCAGAAGATGCTGCTGGATTTCAAAAAAGATCAATGTCGCATTTACAAAAACATGCAAAAGCTTTGTTAAAAACATATCAAAAATCTTCTGCAAATCTAGCAGAAATTCAAGCTATTTGTGCAGAATTTAACATTGTTGTTGAGGATGAATCCGATGCTGCTGTTAAAGTTATGAAAAATGGTACTGCTGATATGCCATATTGTGTTATGCAAGATGGCAAAAAAGTAAAATGTTATGCAATGATGAAAGATGCTAAAGATCATATGCAACAAATGATGGATAAAATGAACGCTGGAGCTAATACAAAAGTTGTAAAAAATGGACCAGCAGAAAAACCATTTTGTGTTATAGGTGCTAGTGGACATGGTTTTGGTTGTTATGCAACTCAACAAGAAGCACAAAGTCGTTCTGATCAAGTAAATAATTTTGGCAAAAAATAAATTAGAAAGGAAAAACAATGGCACTTGCAG